AACCGACACCGCGACCCAAGATTATCGGCCGGAAGACGACCCACGCGCGCAGCCTCCCGGTCCTGGCGGGCTGCCGATGTCGGCGCCGCGATCGGTGGCGAACGCCGGTCAAGCTCCTCAGTCCATGAGGGGCCCGCTGCAACTGAGTTCGCGCGGTCCTGGCATGGGCTATCCGGCGCGCGGCATCGTTCCGGCAGACGCGCCTGGAACGCCTGAAGTGGGGACGCTGAATAACGCTGCGTTCCGGACCCCCATGCCGAAGGAGACGCTGCCGGCGACACGCCAAGCGCCGCTTGAGGGCACGCAGGAGTGGAACAAGCCTTCGACCAGTGTCGAAGAGCCGATGGAGAGCCGCGAATTTTCAGAGGCTCCCACCGGGCGCCCCCTGGCCGCGCCGAGGCTCGTCGGCGCCGACCCGATGGGGCAAGGCCACAGCCTCCTGGCGCCGCAGTCGATGCACGCTCTCGCGCCGCCTTCTGGCGACGAAGCGCCCATGTGGACGAACGACAATGTTGAGCTGCCTGGGGTCTTCCGAGGCGCGGGCCGAGGGTTTTCCGAGGCGCGCGGCGGCCGGGTCATGAGGCTGGCAGGAGGCCGAATCGGGTTCCAAGACGGCGGCGATATCGACACGTCCTACGGACCGCAACAGTCCGTGAGCGATCTGAGCGATGCGCAATTCGGGAGCGCGCTTCAGGATGAGATGAACCAAGCGGGCTCCGGCAACCTCGGCTGGATCGACCAGCTGGATACCTCGTCGATGGATTCATCGCCCCGGCGCGCTCAAATCAATCCGCGAGCTGTCGCCGAAGCGCCCAGCTTCCAGGGCGCTGGCGGTGGAGGCGGCGGCCCGCACTTTACCCAGACCTCTTTGATGGGAGGGCCGCCGATCTCCGCGCTCGATCTCTCGGGACACTACACGCCCACGACCGGCAACGCGCGCGGGGCGACCTACGTCCCCGGCGCTCCTGGCGCGGGCATCAGCCCGAACGCGCGCGCTCAAGCGCCGGAGCATCCAGCGATCAAGATGGCTCGGCATATCTACGCGGCGGGCCATGCGGCGGGAAGGAAAGCGGCGGCGGCGCCAAATATCGACACGTCCTACGGACCACAGCTCTCGGACAAGATCGATACGTCCTACGGACCGCAGCAACCGCCAGCAGCCTATGGCCACAGCTCGATCTCGCCCAGCTTCCAGGGCGGCGGCGGCGTCATGGGCTCCTCGCCCGTGATGAACGCGGGCGGCTACACGCCGCAGGGCGAGGGCGTGACCGGCCAAACCTCGCAGGGCCGAGGCATGGGTTTCGGCGACCTGTTCGGCGGCGGCGATCGGGCGGGTTTCGCCAGCGGCGGTCTGTCTTCCACAGCCGATCCGTTCCTGGCGGAAATCACGGCCTCGATCCCGAGCGCAGGCGGAGGCGGCGGAGGCGGGCACGGGCCTCCTGCGCCGCCTCCACCGGCGCCACCGCCGCCGGCCGGCCAAGATCCGACGAAAGGCCTTGGCGACAGCTTGGGCAAGCTCGGCGACGCGGCGAAGAAATTTATGGGCCCGTCAGGTGGCCAACAGACGACGCCGCAGAATCTGTCGCCGGCTGATCAGGCCAACATGCCCAACTTCACGCCGGCCGACACGTCGGCGATAGACGCTGGGATGTCAGGCTCCATCTTTGACGGGCTCCAAGACTCGGATCTCGGATTTAAGTCAGGAGGTGGCGTGGGGCTTGGCTCCCTGCGCGGTGGCTTTTCAGATGGGGGGACGCCCGATGCGGCCGATGCGCCCTCTGGCTTCGATCAAGCCGTTACGGGCGCTGCGCCGGTAGCGGCAACGAGCGGTGGCGGCGCTCCTGCGGTGCCGGACCTGATCAAGCAGAACTTCGGCGAGCGAGCCGGATACGCATCGACCATCTCTCGGCTCGAAAGCGGCATGGGCAGCTCGTATGTCGGCGACGGCGGCTCCTCGTTCGGGCCGTTCCAGCTGCACATGGGCGGCCTCAACAAGGACATGCCGCATCCGGGCCTCGGCGACACGTTCCGCGAGCAGACCGGCCTCGATCCGCGCGATCCGAAGACCGTGCCCGACCAAGTCAAGTTTGTGGCGGATTACACCGCTAAGCACGGCTGGAACGATTGGTCGACGAAAGGTCAGGCTGACAAAATAGCGGGCGCGGACATCCCCTCGGGGAGCGCTCAGCCTGCTTCGGCGAGCACGGAATCCTACGGCGGCGGCTTCCAGCTTCCTGGCCCAAGCCAGAGCGGTCCGCCTCCTGGCCAGCTGGACCGATCGAATCTCCAGGCGCCCACCATGGGCGACGAGCTGAAGCACGATCCTGGCGGCTACCTGATGAGCGTCGGCGCGGCGATGATGGCCTCGCGCTCGCCCTGGCTGGGCGTGGGCATCGGCGAAGGCCTCGTGGCCGGCAACAAATATCTTCAAGAGCAAAAGGAGCTGGAGAAGAGCTGGGGCTCGACCCAGGCGCAGATCAACAACCTATCGCAGGAAGCGCGCGACCATGGCGCGGACGCGGATCTGAAAGCCCAGCAGCTCCAGATCGGCGCGATGAATATGAAGATCTACATGGCGATGCTGCGCAGCAAGGGCTTGCTCGGGGGTGGTGGCGCCGGCGATGGATCGGCCCCGTCAGGGCCCACAGGCGGCCCAGGACAGGGGCCGGTCGGTCTCAAGCCCCTTCCGGCCCTCGGCGGCGGAACGGCCCCCAGCGGGGCTCCTAGCGCCCCTAGCGCGCCATCTGGTGCGGCTCCTGCGTCACCCATCTCCGACCTCAACCAAGACCCGGACTACATCGCGGGCACCCGCTTGATCGAGCAGGGCAAGCAGCAAAACATCGTCAGGCCAGGGTTAGGCGACGATCTCGTCGCGCAAGGCACCGCCCAGCAAGAGGCCGCGAAAGCAAAATGGGAGAAGACGTCGGAGATCGCGGCCAAGGGGAGCGAGGCGGTAACGTCGGCGACGACCGAGGCGCAGAAGCCGGTTCTTCAGTCCTATCTGGAGAACAGGGAGAAATTCGAGTCGACCTACGACCAGACGCGCAGCGAGATCGGCGAGCTGTCGAACATCTATCAGCACTTCACGGCCGGCCGCTCGTCCGAAGCGCAGGCCGAGCTGGCGAGCTGGGCGAACGCCTTCGGCATCAAGCTGCCGCAAGCGGCTGGCTTCGACGCAGGCATGAAGTCGGCGATCCAGCAGGCCTTCGCGGCGGTCGCCAACTCGGGGCTCCAGAAAGCGCCACGCGCCGGATTGCGCGAGGCCACGATGATGGTCGCCTCACCGACCCGAGATCCCGCTGCGCTGCGCAAGATCCTGACCGACCAGCTCGCGACGCTCGATTACCAACATGACATGTATCAGAACGTCCCCGGTCATAATCTGAACGTCGGCGATGACATGGACGCCTACACCAAGAAGACCAAGTACGAGGATTATCTGAAGAAGGCCCGGAAAGAGGTGCCACTCTTCAAGGGACTCACGCCCGAGACGCTGAAGACGGCGACCGGCGAAGATCTCAAAGAAACCGTGCTTGGCCGACTCCCGCCCGGAACGAAATGGAGCCCATCACAGCAGAAATTCTACGACACTTCCGGCAAGGCCTATGACGAGTTGGGGAACCCACTCTAATGGCTGGGCCTCCTAGCGACTTGGTCGATCCGTCTCAAGCCTTTGAGCCGCCGGCTGGAGCTGGGTCGAAGACGACGGCGGTCCCCAGTGATCTCGTCGACCCGTCGCAGGCGAATGTGGGGGGCGGCGCCCCAGCTGCGGCAACTGGCGATAGCGATAGCGCCGCAGGCGCCTTCGGTTACGGCGTCATCAAGGGCGTCCCGTTCGGCGAGACCATTGCCTCGCACGGGGTTCCGCTCGCTATGCGTATTGGCAACGCTCTGAACTGGCTGAAGGGCGGTCCCAACGCGGACCAAATAAAAGCAATGGGCGGGGTGCCGCAGGATTCCGACGCTGCGAGCGCAGCGCTGACTGCCAAAGGAGGGCAGGCGGCCGAGGAGCATCCTTGGCTTGAAGCGGCGGGGATGGCTCTCCCAGGAATTGTCTCCGGAGTTGGCACATCAGCCGGAGGGGCTTCGCTCCTTGGCGGGGCGACTGGGCTCGGCGAGGGCCTACATGAGGGCGATAGCCCTTTTGATGTGGCGGGCAAGACAGCCCTCGGCACAGTGCTTGGATATGGTGGCGCCAAGATCGCAAGCGCGCTCCCGATCGCCGGGGACAAAACGCGCCAAGCCGTACTTGAGGCAGCGCAGCGACTTGGCGTTAAGATGCCGCGCTATTCGGTTTCGACGAGCCCGCTCATCAAGCGCGCGGGCATGATCGGGCAGAGCGTTCCCGGCATGTCTAAGCCGCTTGAGGAGGCCACCTCTGAATCGACGGGGGCTATGGGCGAGGCTGCCGCACACTTGGCTGGCCCAGCAACGCAGCAAAGTGCTGGCGCGGCGGCAAGCACTGGGCTCAAGACTTGGATCGGCACGACCTCGAAAAACGACCTCGACGCGGCTTACAACCGCGTCGCCCAGTCGATGAATCCAACCATTACAACGCCGCTGTCCCAGACCCGGTCTGTCGCCAGTCAGATCTACCAGCGCAGACAGGCCGCCGGTCTGTCAGGCACGGGAGGGGCCATCGATCATGTCTTGGATGCGCTCCAGCGGCCCGGTGGGTTGACCTATAGCGGCATCAAGGATTTGCGATCGAGCGTCGGCGAAATGATGAACCAGAGCATCCTTCCGCAAGGCATGTCGGGGACGGAGCTGAAGCAAATCTACGGCGGCTTGAGCAGTGACCTTGATAGCTCCGCGCTCAACGCGGGCGGGCAATCAGGGCTCCAAGCTCATCAAGCCGCGAACGCTCTCTCGAAAAACATCAGCGACCGGCGCGCGCAGCTCTCTCAGCTTCTCGGTGGCCCAAAGGGAGACGCCTCCGATGAAGCGGTGTTTGGGGCGCTCCAGCGCGCAGCTGGTTCAAAAAGTTCAGCGGATATCGACCTCTTGCGGCAGGCGCAGGGAGCCATCACGCCGCAAAGCTGGAACGAGCTGTCTCAGGGGTTCATTTCGCGACTCGGGCGAGACGCCGATGGCAATTTTAGCCCGCAGCGGTTCTTGACTGACTACGGGAAAATCTCTGACCCCGCAAAGAGCGTCTTGTTCGGGGGCGGTATGCAGCAGCCCCTTGAAGATCTCGCGACTGTGTCGCGGCAGTGGAAGAGTCTCTACAAATACGCCAATCCATCGGGGACCGCTGGGCATGGCGCGGGCATCGGAATGGCGATCGAGGGATGGCGTCATCCGCTCAAAACGCTGGCGGCGTACATGACTGGGGGTCAATTCGGCAAATTCCTAGCGACGCCTGCGGGGGCGGGCGCCTCAGCAAATTGGGTGCGCGCCGTAGGGTCAGGGAATCTCAATACGATCCGTGACGCGGCGCAGCGGATCTCGGGAACGGCTGGGGCGCAGATCGGCGCTAGGGTTGATCCGATGGCGCTCGCCGCTTTGGCTATGGAGCGTCCGTGGGAAGGAGAAGGTGGAGAGCACGGCGCAGGGGATACAGGCGGCGGGGGTCAGCCGCAATGATTGCGCGCTGCTTTCTTGATCCGATGGTCGAGCCACAAACCAAAGCCAACGGCGCCGTAAATGATCAACGCTACCCAAAGGTCGTTTCCCGGTCGGATAGGCTCGGTAAGACCGCCCGCGAGCCAGCACATCAACCCCGCGACAGCGAGAACTATTAACGTGATCTGCCCGCCTGAAATGCCCGGTTTCTTCGGCACCTGCGCGTTAGAACCGCCGAAAAGCACTTCGGCGAGAAGGATAAGAATGAAGGTTCCGGGCGTAACAATCCAAAAAACGGTCATGGGTTCGACTCCTGTAGGCGTCACCAATGTAGCGCTTTTTGCACGAACTGCAAGGTAGGCCATGGCCAGCCAGTACACTCCCAACCTCGCGCTTGAGATCCCAGCTCACGGCGACTACGCGGCCACGGGTTGGGACAACCCGATGGACAACTCGCTCAATACGCTCGACGCGGCGTATGGCGGTCTCCTCGGCCTCTCCCTGTCAGGCGGCACCCTCTCCCTCACGACCGCCCAGGCCTCCAACCCGATCATCGAGGTGTACGGCACGCTCTCCAGCGACCAGTACATTTCTTTCCCGCCGATCGCGGGCCGCCGGGTCATCATTCAAGCCCTCAACCTCAACGGCTTCACGCTTTACGTGCGCGGCAACAACTTCAACGACCCGACTGGGATTTATTTCTGCGTGAGCTTCGGCATCCCCTATCCGATCATCGTCACTCCGAGCCGGGTCTATTGGGATTACGGCCCCGCCGGTCCGGGGACGCTCGCGGAGATGCCGACGACATTCATTCACAACGGCTGGCTGCCGTGCGACGGCCGATACGTCAGTCAGGCGCAGCACGATCTCCTCTACGACATCATCGGCGGGACGTGGGGGATCAGCGGCGGCTCCTTCAAGCTTCCCGATTATCGCGGGACGGTGACCGCGATGGCGGACCAGATCGGCACGGTTCCCGGCTCGGGGCCTTACGGCCAGAACACGGGCAACCGCGGCATCCTCTACAGCTGGGGGGTGACGGCCTTTGGGG